ACCTTTCACTTATGACATGCCAGACGATTATCTAGCACAGACAAATACGCTAGGTAAAAAAGGTGTGTATACATATACAGGTCCTGATACACTATATATTTTTGTTGATCAAGTAACTGGTAAATGGGACAGACGTGCTCCTCTACATGACGGTCACGATGGAAGCGAAGTTCCAGTTCCTTTACATCAAACTCGTGTAGACATTGACTGTGCTAAAGATCCATTACTAGCAGTATTAGTTGGTGGTATGCCAGCAGAGCATATTCCCCCAACCAGTGAACAACCAACAATACAAGAAACATTACCGGACGGTTCAATTTACGAGCGTCACGAACAACCAGATCCACACCATACATATGAAATTATGGATATGGTTTACGATCCAGTAGCTAAGGAATTTACAAAACCTTATCCATGGAAACAACCACACATGACTTGGGCTGGTCTACGTCAATGGCGCAATAGTCTGCTTTATCATAGCGATCATACTATAGCCGATGATGTCCCTGAAGAAGTAAAACAACCGTGGGAAGAGTATCGCCAGAAACTTAGAGATCTTCCTAATGTACACGGCGCTGTAAACTTTAAAACAGAATTAGATCCAGAAGCACTAGACCCAATTAACAAAGAAGGTCAACTTGTAATACAAGTATTAGATGCTAGTGGTATTCAAGTAGGTATGGATGTTTCAACAACACTACACGATGTAGTTCAAGTTTTCCAAAACTTTATTACTAATGTAGTCGATGTAGATCTTGCAAAAAAACAAGTTACATTAAATCGTCCACTTATTAACAGTATTGGTGGAGCAAATAAAGGTGTAACATTCCATGCAGAACCAGATACTGCACCTTGGAAAATCCGTGGTATTCAAAATCCAGATGGTGAAGGCGATCACTAAGATCACAACACCGTAAAAAAAGGGCATTAACTGCCCTTTTTTATTGACTAAATTTTAGTCTTCAAAATTAGAGACTGTAATTAGTTTACCTAGTTCCGGCAAGTACAAGTATTCAATATCTGATTCTTTAAGTGTCCAGATAGCATCATCCAATGTTTCTACTAACGGTTCACCACCTAAGTTGAAACTTGTGTTAAACAAGATCGGAACACCAGTGCGATCATAGAACGCTTTAATTAAATCATAGTAGTGTTTATTTTGTTCTTGTGTAACTGTTTGTATGCGGCAAGTTCCGTCTACGTGAATAATGCTTGGAATCTTTTCTTCAATGCCAGGTTGACAGTTTACAGCGTACATCATGTAAGGACTATCTTTCATGCCACGTAAATCAAACCACTCGTGAACGTGATCTTGTAGTATGCTACCTGCAAACGGACGGAAATATTCACGATGCTTAACTTCGTTTACATAATCTTTACCATCTTCATATGTAGGATTAAACAGCACTGAACGATTGCCCAATGCACGTGGACCGTTTTCTGAACGACCTTGGAATAGAGTAACAATCTTCTTATCCATAAACAAATCAACGATATCTTCGTGGGTAGCATCTTTAATTTCTACATCTTTATACTTACTAAGGATAGCATTAACATCGTCTACTGTATAATTATATTCAAATCCTAGATATAATCCGTCTTTATTATATGGAATTTCTGTTTCAGGATCGGAATTCTTCCACTGCATTAAGGCAGCACCGATAGCAGTGCCAGCATCATTTGATATCGGCTCTACATAAATTTCAATGCCTTCATCTTTTAATGCTTCTAAATAGTGATAGTTAGCAACACAATTTAAGCCATAACCTCCTGAAATAACAACTTTCTTTTTACCTGTCATTTCAACTGCCTTACGTATTAGTCGCACAACTTGTTCTTGTGTTTGAGTTTGGCAAGCATAGGCTAAATCTCTACGATTTTGTAAGTATGTAACATCGTCAGCTTCACTAGCCATTAGTTCTTTAAATAACATATGGTTAACTACAGCACCGTTTGGATATGTTGGCACAATAATATTTCTATTAGCTAGTGGAGCAATACCAGTATTATCAAATAACGGTGGAATATTGTCATTTGGTCCTCCATATGGAAATAATCCCATAGTTTTACCAGCTTCAATAGAATCCCAACCGCAATAACGAGTTACTGCTTCGTATACTTTAGTGATACCAGCACGATCTGTAATTAAACATTCGTGTGTTCCACGTTCATCAAACATTGAACTATCAAAGTTCTCAATTAATACACCCGGATTAGGACCACGAACACCTACGTGCTTATACAGTGTAGTAAATGTATTAGGATATTCACAGTCATAAATTGACTCGGTTTCCCACCCAGTTACTTGTTCTCCTGCCATATTTAATGGCAAGAATGTACCAGCACCGTCAACAATTAATGCAACTGCTGAATCAAATCCTGAACGATAAAACGCACAAGCCGCATGTAATTTGTGATGTACATGGCTCATGTCGATAACTTGCGGGTGCTTGTACATATTTAATTTACGAGCAATTAATCCCATTTTACGAGCAAGACCAGTATATACATCATCACCAGTAAAGTCAACTTTGCCAGCAGTATCTTGTAATCGTTGGGTATGTGCAACTACTAGATAGTCTAAGGTATCCGTATATTCTTTAATCTTCATCATAGCAGCGTATGGGCCACCGTCATATTTGTGTCTACTTAGGCGTTCTTCTTCAATACTAAAAACAATTTTACCGTTCTTGAGTAAGCAAACACTAGCATTGTGCCCGCGGGCGATTGCCGCGATCCATATATCTCTACGTCCGTAATCTAATTCCATAGTTTTTCCTTAAAATCCACGCGGCCTAGTAGGCCATTCAAAATCTTTTATATCTGATCTAGCTATTGCATATTCGCAAGCACGTTTATCTACATTTAATTTTACATGAATTGCATCCACAAAGTCAACCACTTTATGTGCAATTAGCATAGTTTCATCGGATACATTTAACCGTTCTTTTAATTCTTTTTCAATCCAAAGTACATGCTGTCTCGGACTTGGATGAAAATCATAAAATTGCAAACGTGATGGGATATCATAAAACAAATAAGTCAATTGCGGATACCCATTGCATAATTCTTCTAGTCCCATTAACCAGTGATCTGCATGATCTTCCCAAATTGGTTTTTCATATACCTGTAATTCTGGTACCATTTTCCACGCAAGTTTTTCTGTAGTCTCGCCCATCTTCTTAACAAACTCAGTCTGTTCGCCATATGTTGGGTCTTTGCGTAGATCACTACCTAGCATTCTAATGTCACCAATACTGGTCATGAACCAAGTGCATCCTGTGGATTTTAATAATCCCTGTGTTAGCGATATATTATTGAGTGTATGCATGATAAATGCAGGTTCAAAAAAGAATGTATCTATCCATTTTTTATCATATAATTTTTCGTTGAGATACCCAAAGATACTCCCCATAGTTTTCCATCCACGAGGTCTACCTAATATTTCTTCTTGATGCCACCAATCATTACGTATGTGACTAGACCATTGTACTATTACTACATCGTTCTCGCAAAATTTATACTTCATGTTGGCTTCAGCAACACGTTCAGCAATAGCACGATTCCCCAATCCCGACATACCCCAGTTTTGTACTTCTGCGAATTCGATGCCTAAGAAATTTGCCCAAGTAGGCCATGCATAGCTGGTATAGCTACAACCAAATGCGAATAGTCTGCGAGGTTGTTTCATTATATTCCTTTGTAATCAAGTGGATGCCACTTTTGTATCAATGCTACTTCAAAATTTTCTAATTTTGAATTACGATGTTTTACTTCTTCTACAAGACCTAGTAAATCGCTATAAGGTGCATCATTTATTGGTAAATCTAATTTTGGTTTAATCACACGGTTAATATATGATATATGCTGTCTGGGGCTAGGATGCATATCCCTTATAGACTTGCCATCATCAGATTCAAATCCCCAACTTAACATATCTTGTTTCCAAGCGTGTGGTCCTATAGGTTCTAACCAATGATCTGCATACTTACCCCAGATGGCATCTTTGTAAAACAAAAATTTCTCGTACTCGGGATCTTCCCAAATAGTATAATCTGGATTTTCTAAAGTTAATGCATCACCATAACTGTCGTTTGGAATATCATTACCTAGCTTAGGTAAATCCGACATGCTGGTCATTAACCAAGTGCATCCGGTTGATTCTAACAGCCCCTGAGTAGCAACAATATTGTTTAAAGTATGCATAAAGAAAGACTGCCCATCGAAGAATTGTGCAATCCATTTTTGATCATATACCGGCTGATTAATATAGTTAAACATACTTCCGCCAGTTTTCCAACCTCCTTGCCAAGCAAGAGGATCTTTTTTCATATAGTTGAGTCTACGGCGTCCAGTATGATAATCATTGCGTAGATGGCTAGACCATTGTACAATGATTGTATCGTCAGGAGTAAATTTGTTTATAGCGTGACATTGGGCAACCCTCTCGGAGATTGCCCTATTTCCTATGCCCGGATAACCCCAGTTTTCAAACTGGTTAAACTCTGATCCTAAAAAGTCTGCCCATGTAGGCCAAGCATATTGTGTAAAACTACATCCAAATGCAAACAGACGTTTCATATTAGCAGGTTTTGCAAGTCTCTGGTGCTTTAGTGAATGCAACAGTTGCCGGCGCCGCAGTGTTGCGATATTTTGCCGACTGTTTTAATACGCTATCAATAATAGCATCTTCAACTTTTTCGTTCATCGTCATGATACCATCGTTACCACGATCAGCTACTTCGTCCATAGTAATACGGATTGGGCTATAACGTCTACGACCTTCACCTAAGTCCATAACTACAAACGTATCTTCGTTTGGATATGACACATTAATACCGAATGTTGATCCTACTACTACACTTGCTGGCTTATTGAACGCATAGGCTAAATGTTGTCCTACGCTATCGCAACCTAAAAAGTAGTCTGATTGTGCAACAATTGATGCCCACTGACGTAAACTAACATTTTGTGGGATTGCAACTAGCTCTTTACAGCCATGCGCACTGAAATCGATACCAATTTCACTCATAACAATAACTGCAAATTTCTTTTGTAATTTTTTAACAATGCTAACAACGTGTTCAGCTTCAAAACTGCGACCTGACGGATCGAAAATAATACCGTTGTTGGCAGTAATGCCACGACCAAACGGTTGAAATACAATTACTCGATCTTTTTTAGTCTTTTCTTTAACTTCTTTAATAACACTAACACCCGCAAACATCTCTTCATTAGATAATTTAATATAGGGACGTTGTAGTTCTCGAATACCCTTGTTATTAATCGCAATGTCGTAGGCTTGTCCAATTGAACATTTTTGGTTATAGTATTCCCAAACACGATATGGCTCTGGGCTAACTAGATCCAAGTTAATTAATTTGTCTTCAAACAGATTTTTGTGCCAATGATCGTAGGCACGTTCATGAAGAATCGGATGTCCTTTATAAAAATCAGTACCACCTTCGCAGACGATGATAAAGTCTTTACCATTTTCTTCTGCATATTTTTCTAGTGCTGGGATAGAACAAATAACTCTACCGGCACCACCGTTAATAAAGAATGCTTTTCCTCGTTGGCTCATTTAAAAATCCTTATAATTTTAGACTATGATAACATAATCTATTGCACTTGTCAAATTAATTCCACCAAATCTAGTATAGTTTGGAGTTTTGTTTTGATTATTTTGTTTGTAAAACTGTTACGTAACCCTTGGTGTAGCGGTTTCGGAGCAGAATCTAATTTTGCCCAGCACCAACCCATGTGTTCAGTGCTTAACTCTGGAATAAATTCCTCGTTAATTACACAGAGGTATGTATGGAAATTGAATACTTTGTCGTTCGAAACGAATGTTTCTAAAGGTATTGATTTAATTACTTTGGGATTGAAACCAATTTCTTCTTTGATTTCTCTTTGGAGACCTTGGTAAGCTGTTTCACCTTGTATGTTTGTACCACCTACAAGGCCCCAAGTTCCTGCATGTTTGCCATTACTTTTTTGTAACAGTAAAAATCTACGTGTCGATTTGGCGTAAAATAACGCACCGCTGCAAATAATTCGATCTGTTATAGCTCTAGCTTCCATGAACCCGCTTTATATTCACCTTCAAACGATTTTGCCCAGTGTACACCGTTCCACACATACTGGACCCCAGTGTATATATTCGTTTGATAGATGATACGGCTGGATTCTTGGCTACTATTAAAGATTACGTGCCAGGCACCGGCGTGCCATTCTATGATATCATTAGCATTTGCGGCAAAAGTGCCCCAGGCTGCTGTTCCTGGATGAGTAACATTACCTGAATCTGTGTAAGTTCTATTTGTACTTCCTGCAATGTCATCAACAATAAGGAAACGATCTCCGTCAACTACCGCACTCATACCGTGTCCTGGATAGATTTTAGTAGGATCAATAATAGCATCAAATGTGCCCGGACTTCTTGAACGATACTGTGTACCAGTACCGTAGCCCAACATTGGATATACGATACCTTGACTATCAATGTTGGTATTAGTTGGTGTAGTATCTTGATCCCAACTGATCTGGAGCATAGTAGGATCTAGACTTGAAACGGCGATAGTACCAATTACATAAGTGCCATTTGATTGTACTAATAATATTTTGCTTACACCTGCGATGTATTTTCCATGACCACTATATTGTTGGAATAATTCTTCCCAATTTATGGTAGTGCCCTGGCGAGTAGGAATATCTAATGTAGGTTCTGGCGGAACTACACTTTCACTATTTGGCATTAAAAATGCCTGACTATTATAAACTTGTATTTGATAGTTGTCTACTGTTACTATCTGAGTGCTTAGTGTTGCACCTAAACTTGGTGAGTTATCAGTTAACGGCATACCTAATCCGTCAATATATGTACTAGTGTCAGCAGCAAAGTTATCATGGATGTTAGTAATGATACTAGTAATAACACCAAGATGTTTAACTTTAACAGGCGGACTAATCCATATAGGCGCGGTCAAGGTTATATTAGCAATGTCAATTGGATCAGTTGTGCCGACAGGAACTTGCCTACTCGACCAACTCATAGATGCGATACTTAAAACACTGAGACTAGTCCAGTCAACATAGTTGTCTGTAGTTTGTATTTCCATTGTAGGATTAAACAACACTAGGATTTGTTCTAAGATTTGTAATTTTTGTTCTGTGCTGCTCGACCAAATATCAACTTTCATAGTTAGCTTAAATGGTGTTGGCATTAGTCTTTCAACTGTGTAGTTACGCCCCTGACCTTGTGTATAGGTATGTGTTCCAGTATCAATATCACGTTCTCGGAATTGTAACTTATCGTAATGCGTAGAATCTGCTAATCGAGAACTATCTAATTCTAACCCGGAAATGTACACAGCAATCTTTGGAACTGGTGCAATACTATTTTCGCTGTTTTGATTAATGACAGATGCTGCCTGTCTATCAGGATCACCGTACTGCACAGGCACTCGATGCAATGTATTGTCACCGTACTTGACTACAAAGTTACTAAACACACGTATAGTCTGTACTAGATATCGTCTTATCTGGCCATCATAAAAAAATTGCATTAGAAATCCGCCTTAGGTCTAAGAGCAGTTGACAAGCTCTGTTTAATAGATTCTCTATTATTGTATAATCCAACCTTCCACTGGCCATCGTACGGTATAGTTTGCTGTACTTGCACACCTAAACTATTAGGAATTGTAGGAAGTGTTATTTGTAGGTATGTATTGCTTCCACTAGTATAACTAGATATTAATGTTTGAGTTGGGTAATCTGCAACTGTATAACTAACTTCAGTAGTGTCTAGTTTGAATCCAATGTACGGAACAGTTAGATATGCTGCATTATATACTTGTTTCGTCTGTATTACATACGCACCTTTAGTTAACATAATATATGTTTGCATAGCTGCGTCATTATAGATATAGTTTTTATCGTTATTAATGAAACTTGTTTTTTGTGTATTTCTTGTATCAGTATTAGTCATGTTCATGCGTACTGCATCTTCAACTTTAATCCATCTGTTTCCATCAAATCTAAAAAGTCTATTAGGTAAAAAGTCTGTACGTAAAAAGAAATCATCAGTTTGTGCGTTTGCAGGAAACTGTATACCAAATCCAAAATCATAACCGTTTTGCGGATAACCATCACCGACAAGATATCCAGTATAACCTGTACGCACTGGAACACCTGCGGTAGACGATGCATTAATATTACTAACATTGCTAGCATTTAGTCCTGTTTGATTAACTGTTTCTAAAACAGGTTTGCCGTTACTTGGATCAACTGCTAGAGTATAAAATTGTCTAGTTTCAAATCCGCTCTTTGCGGCATCTGCTTCACCTTGTTGTATTACAGCATCGTTGACTGTGTACAAGGCTGCTAAGTTACTCATGATATTACCAAGCGTATTTCCTTGCGGGTCTGGATCACCGTTGGCATCGGTAGCAACTTGTTTCAGGATGTCAGCAAACTGTTGTGAGTTAGTGATCTTAGTACATTTTAATCTGTATAGATGCGGGTACCACGTGGCACTAAATCCTTCACTAGCACGACCTACATCTGTAATTTGGTAGTAACGAGGTAATCCGATATCCCAATCAGCAAGAGCAAAATTATCACGTAGATGTGGCAATTCAAACACATCGCCACTCATCGGTTTGCGGCCGATACTAGCAATAATGTCGTTGATATGCACTGTCATGTAGATCGTATCATTATCGAGAAATAGACCGAACTGACTTAAATTAAAATCAATATTTGCTACGTTGTAATGCCCACGTATTCTATAGATACTAGGATCGTATTTTCTATCACGATTTTCTAGTAATAACAAATCCTGTATGTTTGTAGGACTATCTGTAGTATAATGAGGCTGATCAGCAGTCTTATTTTCTACGCTTGTATTGGATCCTAGATATTTGTGAAAATATAGGTCTGTTCCGCCCACAGTAAAAGCTTCGGATATTACTTTATCCATAAACTTATAGTCGTTACCGTGTTC